AGCCAGATACTACTGTTAGTGGGCAAAGCGGTCTTGAAAGTTCATATAACATGACACTTACAGGCGGTTCTGTTACTTTTAGTAATAACATTACTTATATTACTCCAGAAGAGCTCGGAACAGTAAATCTACCTGTTGGTCATGTAACTGGTACTCGTAGCGTTTCAGGAAACTTTACCTGTTATCTGAATAGAGACGATACTTATACTAATGATCAAGTATCTGCTAACTTCTTTGAAGATATGAAAGGAATTTATAGTGTAATTACAAATGAGTCAGATCTTACCTTTAAGATAGGAGGTGCTTCTGGCACTCCTCGTTTAGAGATTAATCTGCCAACTTGTCACGTTGAAATTCCTTCTCACTCTATTGAAGATGTTATTAGTTTGGAAACTACTTTCCAAGCTCTTCCATCTACAATTACTTCAGCAGATGAGGCGGCTATAATTTATGTAGGAGCAGCTAACTAACATACTAAAAAATAATTCTTGACTTTTATGGTCATATGAATTATACTATATGGTATGAAAAATGAAAGTAGGGAGGTTTTTACCTCCCTGCTCTTTTTAATAATAATAAATAAGGATTTTATATGAGTGACACCCCAATTTCCCTAGAGAGTCTTATGACTCCAAGTAAAACAGTAACTGTAGACTTTCCAGGTTACAAAGGTTTTACAGTAGATGTAACATACTTAGCAAGAGAAGAATTAATTAAACTTCGTAAAAAATGTTTAAGTACAAAATTTAATAAAAAAACTCATTCTCCGGAAGAAGTTTTAGACGAAGAAAAGTTTATAGTAAATTATACTAATGCCGTCATCAAAGGTTGGAAAGGGCTGAAATACAAATACCTAGAAGAGTTTCTTTTGGTAGATATTTCTCAATTTGACCCAGACGATGAGCTAGAGTACACACTTGCAAATGCCCAGACTATGATGAAAAATTCAACAGGGTTTGATACCTGGGTTACAGAAACTGTAGGTGATTTAGAAAATTTTACTGGGAGCAAGTAGCCCAAATTGAAAAGTTACTTGCTAGATACGTACAAGAACAAAACTCAGATTTTGATCTAGATAAGTATCTTACAATTTGTGAACAGTTAGGGGAAGAACCTAACCCCCAAAAGATGCCGCTTTCTCAGACTGCTTTTCCGTCTGAGGTACAAGTGGCATTTTTTATGTTTAGTCTACTATCAGATGTTTGGGATGGAAATGTGGGAATGTACCTGGGGAAGGATTGGTCTTCCGCAGATTTTGTTTTTAAAACATATGAAGTAGAAAGCCCTAAAGAAATACTGTACTTTATGAAAATGTACGAACGAGAACTTATAGCACAAAGAGCTGAGGAAGCAGACCGAAGAAGAAAAGAAGCTGAAAGAAAGGCTAAAAGCGGAGGTAAGAATTATACTCCCAATAGTGTTCAAAGATAATGGCAAAGAAAAAAGCATCAATAGAAGTAGAGGTTAAAGACAAAGGCACCTTTAAAAAAGTTGCTATGGAGTCTAAAAAAGCTGGAGACGGGATTAATAGTGTATCTAAGAATTCTAAAGATGCAGAAAAGAATGTAAAAGGTGTAGCTGGAACTGCAAGTGCCGCTGGTAAGCAATTTGCCGGCATGTCTCGTGGAATGGGTGGGCTTGTAGGCGCATATGCCGCATTGGCTGCTGAAATTTTTGCTATTACAGCCGCTTTTAACTTTCTCAAAGCTGCGGGTGACTTACGAGTACTAGAACAAGGACAAAATGCTTATGCAGCTAGTACTGGACTAGCAATGAGAACTTTAGCGAATGATATTGTTGCTGCTACAAACGCTCAAATTAATTTTAAAGATGCGGCCCAAGCAGCTGCTATTGGTACTGCTGCAGGCCTTAATGCAGAGCAACTAGAAAGATTAGGTCAAGCTGCTAAAGTTACTTCTCAAGCTCTTGGAAGAGATGTAACTGACTCCTTTAATCGTCTTGTTCGAGGTGTAACAAAAGCAGAACCTGAACTCTTAGATGAATTAGGTATTATTCTTCGATTAGAAGAAGCAAGCCAAAGATATGCAGAAGCTTTAAATTTAAATGCAAATAGCTTAACAACCTTCCAAAAAAGTCAAGCTGTTCTTAATGAGGTACTACGTCAAAGTGAAGAAAAATTTAAAATTTTATACGATAATCCTATTGACGCAAACCCTTATCAACAATTAGGTAAGGCATTTAATGATGTTTTACTGCAGGTTCAAAAACTCACAGATTTTATTGCACGTCCTTTAGCAAAAGTTTTGACAGAAACTCCAATTTTAGCTATTGCAGGTTTTAGTCTTTTACTAACCGGACCTTTAAAAGCACTAGGCTTTAGTTTTAAAGAAATGGCTATAAATGCTTCCGAAGCGGCACAAGTCTCAAGACAAAGAGCGGATGAGACTCGCGCTGCGTATGAAAGACTAAATGTAGCAATTAATTCTAGTCGTTCATCTCTTAAAGCGCTTGCTAAAGAACAAGCTGCTGGCACAGGTTCAGCGGCTCTTAAGGGCCTTATAGGGGGTAGAGACCTATCTAATAAAGAATTAGGAAAACTAAAGTCTGATTTGGATCGTGCAACGAAGACTATGTCAAAGAATGGTCAAATTGTACGAGGCGTTTTTACAGGTATGTCTGTAGATGTTGCAAGAAACTTTAGTAGAATGATTAATTCCATTCTTGTAGATTCTGATCAATTAGTAAGTAGAACTGAAGTAAATTTTGCCAGAGTTAAAAGCGCAGGCTCAAGTGCTGTAGCAGGTATTAGAAAGTTTGGGGCAGGAGTAGCAAGTATAGCAACTAGACTTTTAAATATAATAGGGATGGTTGGTTTATTTTATACGGTATTTTCAACCCTCGTAGCTTTCCTGGATAAGACGCCTAAAGTTATAGATAAGAATGAAGAAAGGTTAAAAAAATTACAAGATAGAGTAAAAGAGTTAAATGAGCAGTATAAAGAATTTTTAGCCACCCAACATGCGCTTCTAGAAGTTAGTGGAGCAGTAGCAGGGGGCCAAGTTCTCGGTAGTTTAGGAAACGTTAGTGGCTCGGTTAATGCCCAAGAGTTACAGACTTTAATTAGCTTAAGAACTAAGTATTTAGGAGTACAAGAACAAATTGATGAACTCGATAAAAGGCTTCAATTTAATGTAACTAAAGATGTAAACGCAAGAGCAGCTCTTGAAAATCAAAGAAGAAATTTACAATCAAAAATAACAAAGGAAGGAACTGAAGCTGTTAAGTTTATTGATAGACAAATAGAAGCAGTAAACCTTTTAAAGGAAGAATTTGGAGTTACGAGTAAAGCAGCAGACGCGTATATTCAAGCTCTAAAGTCAGGAGAAAATGTTGAGGAAGCAAAGCGTAATTTTGAATTTATTACAGCATCATTAAGAGAAACTAGTAGAGCCGCCCCTGAAGCTGAGCAAGCTTTTACACAGTTTTTAAATAGTTTTGCTGGAGTAGGGCAAAAAACACAACAAATTAATCTACTAGATGAGCAAATAAGAAACTTAGCAGTTACTGCTGCCGATACAACAGGGCTCCCTGCATTAGCTGATAAAATACAAATAGGTATTTTAGTCAGAAGAAAAGAATTCATGGAAGCCGTTAGAGATCTCGAATTTGAAACTAATAAAGCTGCTATTATTAGACAAAGGACACAGCAAGAAAGTTTACGAAATTTAGATAGTGTTCAAACACGTATTACTGCTGCAAAAAATGAACAGGCAACCACAGAAGATCTAATAGAAGAAAAGAAGAAAAGAATTAAACTCCAAGACCAGGGAATACAGAAATTAGCAGAAAATCAAAGAACAGAAGCCCAGCAAAAATTAAAAATCTTAGAAGAAGAGCTAAAAGTCTTACAGGCGCAGAAAGTTGAATTAGATGACACCGTAGATTTAGTAGTAAACTCTGCAATGATGCAGTATAGAAAGGAATTTTTATCCTTAACTACTCAAGAGCTAAATACTACAAGACAACTTTTAGATATATTGTCTAAAGAGAACACAATAAGAGCAGATAATTTAAAACTAGAAGAAGATACTGCCTCTTTAAGGCTTGCATCATTACAAAGAGAGCAAGATAAAGGAATGTTTTCTGGAGTAGGTAGAGACCAAAGACTCGCAGAACAAGCTGTAGAACTACAAGAAAGCTTAGTTACAAAAAGAAAAATTGCCATTGAGAATGAATTTTCTTTACGTAAAGAAATGGTAGATTTAGAGTACGACTTATTACAAGTAAAACTAGTAACTCAAGCCAATGACCTAAGAATTTTAGCGGAAGAGGCAAAAAATAAAGACAACCCTGTAGATAAAGCTAGAGGAGCTAGGTTAGAAAGATTAGCTGATAGTTTAGAAGGGCGCGCAGGTAACTTAGGAACTGTTAAAAGTCAAGCTCTGTCCCTAATAGACCAACAAGAAAGTTTCGCATTAGAAAAATTAGCAGATGATTTAGATAAAGTAAAAGATGCTAAATTCGCTTTAGAGGATATACAGGTTCTCAGTCAAGCAGTAGGAGATAGTATTGCTCAAAATATGACATCAGCATTTAGCTCTATAATTCAAGGAACTTCTAGTGTTAAAGATGCATTTAAAAATATGGCTGTAAATATATTAAATTCTATTGCTCAAGTACTTGCACAGATGTTAGCAATGAGACTAATTATGTCTTTTATCCCTGGATTTGCTGCTCCAGTCCCTTCAGTTGGAATGACAGATACTGTTAATCCAGCTATGTTTGCTCAAACATCTATGACTGCAAGATACGGTGGTATGTTTAAAGGCTACGGAGATGGAGGAATTGCACGCGGAAAACAAGCTGGATACCCAGCAATACTGCATGGAACAGAAGCAGTAGTTCCCCTGCCAAATGGAAATAAGATTCCTGTAGAGATGGTAAATGGTAGTGGCGCACAAAATAATAATGTCACTGTAAATGTAGCGATAGATGGACAGGGTCGCGCTTCTTCAAATACACAGCAAGACTCAGCACAGGCAGGAAATCTTGGAAATATTATTGCAAAGGCAGTGCAACAAGAGCTTCAGAATCAAAAACGTTCAGGCGGAATACTTAATCCGTATGGAGTAGCATAATGGCAATTGGATTTACAACTTCATCAGCGTATGGGAGTAGGAATATTATTCCTGATAAAGGGCTTGGACGTCAGTCTCAGCCTCGCGTTCGTATTGCTAAATTTGGTGACGGGTACGAACAAAGAATAGCAGACGGGCTAAACCCTATACAAGAAACTTTTAGTGTAAGTTTTAATAATCGTGAGGCAGCAGAAATTGATGATATTATTGGATATTTAGCGTCTCTTGGAGGAGTGGCATCTTTTGATTTTACTTTTCCAGATGATAATGGAGCTGGAGGAGAAACAACTATTAAAGTAGTTTGTGATACTTATGGACAAACTTATACCAACGATGGGTTTCCTTCAGCTACTGCAACTTTTAGACGAGTATACGAAGCATGACAGACTTAATTGATGTAGTACAAAAAATAGAACCAGGAAGTGAGCTTGTACACTTATTTGAGCTTACACTACCAAATGGTACAGTTCTATACTTTCATCCTGATTTTGAAACAGAGGATGCTGCTGGCTACATTTATTTTAAAGAAAGAACAGGCAGTTTCAATGTTCAAACTTACGAGGCCTTTCCTATAGAGATGAGTGGAGTGGAGTTTAACTCTGATGGAGCTCAAAATCGTCCTACTTTAACGGTTGCAAATGTAACTTCTACTTTCTCTGCCGATCTAGGTACAGATTTTAGTAACGAAGATTTAATTGGTCAGCCTATTGTTAAAAGAACTACGCTAAAAAAATACTTATATCAGCCTGATGGAAGTCCTGGAGCCTATGACTCCACAGAGCCTCCAATAGAGTTTCCAGTTCAAAAGTACATAATTGATAGAGTGGCTGGAGAAACCTCCATAGCCATAACTTTTGAATTAGCTTCTCCATTTGATTTGTCAGGAGTAAAACTACCAAACCGTAGTGTTTTAGGAAAATATTGTTCTTGGGAATATCAGGGAAATGATCTAAGTTCTCGTGGAGGATGTGTTTGGAGTAAAAATAGTATAGTTAATATAGGTAAATCTGTAAGCGACTTATTGCCTCATAAAGCATACTTTACCGATAAAGATGAACCTTTAGTTCCTGAAATTATTTTTACTACAAATACAGCTTGGGCAACTTCTACTTCTTATGCAGTAGGAGCTTTAGTTTTAGAGAGTGCAAAAGTCTATATGGCAAACACTGCACACACTTCAGGAGCAACCTTTGCAGGAGACTCAGCAAATTGGGATGTTATTGCAGATACAGCTTGGGCAACTTCTACTTCTTATGCTGAAAATGATTATGTAAAAAATGGAAGCAACTACTATCGTTGTAATACTGCCCATACTTCGGGTACTTTTTCTAGTGACTTAACAAAGTGGGACACAATCTATTTGTATAAAACTTGGGATACTGTAACCCCTTCAAATAATGTATTTGCCGTAGATGACTATGTAGAGTACAACAATGGAACACAAACTACCGTTTGGAGA